AAGATGGCAATTATCCTGTGCCAAGACCTTACGATATTAGTGGTTCTGCTCATTGGTATAACAAAGCTGATAATTGTATTGCAATTTGGCGTGACGTAGCGAATAATCCACAGGAAACACAGGTGCATATACAGAAGGTGCGTTTTAACAGCACAGGGCATCCAGGAATGGCTGATTTGATATACGATTACAACAAAGCCACATATATTAACGAACATGCGTATTACAGGAGCTTGTAATGTGGGTATTACTTGATGATGACGGTCAACCTGTTAGATATTTTGATTATTCTGCTGAAGGCGCAATTGAAATTGTTGAGCCAAAGCTAACATTAGATGAATTGTTTGAACAATGTGGGGAATGTTTATTATGATTGATACCGTTCCTGTGTTTGTTAAAAAGATTAACGTGCCTAAACCAGCTACATTATCTTTAGACAAAGTGCGTGAAATAAAACAGTTGCTTAACAACAATGTTCCTGTTAAGGTTATAGCACTTGATTACAACCGAAGCCTATGTTCTATTTATGCTATTAAACATGGCTTATCTTATAGGGATATTGTATGAGCTTTGAGGACACAGCGTTTTACAAACAGTTTGGTGATGCTGAATGGAAAGTAACAACTGCCGATGGAAAAATCCATAAAAGCAAGAAATGGCTATTGAAGTACGAAGATGTGATTTATAAAGAAGTAACGCCATACGTGCCAGATAAAACCACAATTAAAGTAAATAGAAAAAAATCAGAAACAATAGTTCAAACAAGGTTTAAATAATGGACGCAAATGAGTTATATCATAAATTAACACAAGCTGGTGATGATTGGGCTGATAAACAAGCAGCTTACAATGTGTTAGACGATACTAAAAATGCAGTATTAGCACAGCTTACGTTAAAATCTGAAGCGCCAAGTGTTGCAGCTCGTGAAATAGAAGCCAAAGCATCTAAAGAATACACAGAACATGTTAAAAAAACACAGGATGCAATGAAAGCAGCATTAAAAGCTAAAGTTAATTATGAGTCTATAAAGATTTGGATTGAACTAAAACGTAGTGAGGAAGCTACACGCAGGGCGGAGATGAAATTATGAGTAACTTTGCAGCAGCTAATGAAGTAACAGCACAAAAACTAGCATTTAATCGTGCAGTCATGTATTCACTTATTATTGATGAACATAAAACATGTCAAGAACTAGCCAAGCTAATGTTTTTTAGCACAGCGTCAGCGTTTAAATACTGTAAATGGCTAGAGTCCTATGGTTTTGTCAAAGCAATCGCTGTAAAAGGCAAAAAAGGAATTGCACAAGCATATAAAGCGCACAATCCTGACAAATTTCCGTGGCCTAAAGGTTATCTAGAATCTAAAGACCCACGCAAAGAATACTTTGATTCACTTTATCCCGATATTCATAAAGAGTTACGGGACGCAATCTTTGAGGGTAGAATAAGCCATGAAGTTGTAAGAACACATAGGGAATCTGATGTAACTTGGCATGATGAACGCAAGCTTAACAGAAAGTTAGACCGTGGTTACTTAACATCATCAATGGCTGGAGAATTTAATGTTTAATTATGGAAATGAAATAACTTATTTAATTATTTTTTTAATTTCGTTTGTGTTTAATATAATATTTTGTTTAAGAATTATAGAATTAATGAATATTTTAGAAAAAAATAATATTTGTGAAGCAACTCCAGGAAACAATACTTCAGATTATTATTAAAATATAATGAAAAATATTTTTTGTGAAACAATTAAAAACTGTACATTGCACAACATTGATTGCATGGAATACATGAAATCATTGCCTAGTAATGCTTTTGATTTAGCTATTGTTGACCCTCCTTATGGAATAGGAATGGACGGTGGAAATGTTGGTTATAAAGGAAATAATAAACTAGAAAAAAAGAATTGGGACTCTCAAACTCCAAAAAAAGAATATTTTAATGAATTGATGAGAATAAGTGTCAATCAAATTATTTGGGGTGGAAATTATTTTGGATTAAATGCAACAAGATGCTTTATTGTTTGGGATAAAGGAGAAGGTTTTTATAACAGAACTTATGCAGAATGTGAATTAGCATGGACTTCTTTTGATAAAAATGCAAAAATATTTAAACACGACCCATTAGCAAAAGGCGATTATAGAGGAAAAATTCACCCAACACAAAAGCCAGTTAAGCTTTACGAATGGCTATTAACAAATTACGCTAAACAAGGTGACAAAATACTAGATACCCATTTAGGCTCTGGCTCTCATGCTATTGCTTGCAACAACTTGGGTTTTGAATTGGTTGCTTGCGAGTTAGATAAAGATTATTATGAGGCTTCTATTAAGCGTATTAAAGCTGAAGCATCTCAAGAAAGGCTATTTTGAACTATCGCAATAAGAAGTTACTAGAATTATGCCGTGAAATACCATGTCAATCATGTGGCAGGTCAGACGGCACAGTATGTGCAGCACATAGCAATCAACAAAGGGATGGCAAAGGCACAGGTATTAAAGCCAGCGATGCTATGGTAGCTAGTTTATGCAGTAAATGCCACCACGAGCTAGACAACGGTAAAGACTTAAGTAAAGATGAGCGCAGGGAAATATGGGAACTTGCTCATAGACTAACAATTAGACATTTTATTGAGAACAATATGTTGGTGGTTAAATGATTACATTAACGCTTCCTTGGCCTTCTAGCACCAACCATTCACATCATTATGGTAGCGGACGCAAATTCTTAAGCAAAAAGACTAAAGAGTTCCGTGAAAAGGTGCAAGAAATTGTAATAGACGCAAAATGTGGCAAGATTACAGGAAGGCTTGCTGTGTTTTACGCATTTTATCCACCAGACAAAAGACGCAGGGATATAGGCAACTACGAGAAGCAAGCAACAGATGCGCTGATGGAAGCTGGTTTGTTTGATGATGACGAGCAAATAGATTTTATATGGCTAGTGCGTAGACCAACAGTTAAAGGCGGTAAATGTGTAGCTGTGCTAGTTGAGCATGAGAACGTAGGAGAGATTCTTAACCAATATGAAAGCTTTGTATAATGGATAGCGGACGAGTTATTTACTACTTGGACTTATGGCGTGATTACATGAAGTCTGATAACAACAGGTTAGGCTTCAAATCAAAGTCAACAGGATTCAATACAGGTGGCGTACATAGCTTTGAGGATATGGCTGACGAAGTAGATAGCGAAGCTGCTCGTGTAGTAGACAAAGTAATAGATGACTTGCCTATGATGCAAAAGAACGCTATATACATTATCTATCTTGGTCAAAAATCTATGCTTGATACTAGGGCGTTAGAATACTATTACGATAGTGCATTGATGATGCTACAACGTAAGCTAAAAGAAAAGAACTTATACTGATGACTGACATCAACGATGAGATTAAAAACGTCCTAGAATGCAACATTTTTATTGAAGGCGTAGAGTATCCTATTATTAGAAAGATATACTTTCATCGTGAATCAGGCGGATTGAGCAGAATCCCTGCATTTGCTGCTATTGGTAAGCGTGATGACATAGCAAAAGAGATTGGTTATCAGTTAAATCGCATAGGATATAAAAAAACTTGACAAATAATGCAAATAGTGCTTGACACAAAACGAAAAGTATGATATCATGCTCAACAGTTGGACTTCGCACGTCTATATGATATGCAATCCAACATTCAACTCATCTCCGTGAGTTTAGGGACACTTAAAACGTGTCCTTTTTTTATGGCTAGATTTAGCGGTCGAAAAGGCAGAACCTTACTGCCCTGCCATGAAATCCCCAATAAGGCATTAACTGAAGGAGTTAATATGACGCAAGAAGAATTAAAAGCTATTTTAAAATACAACCATGACAATGGAACTTTTACATGGATTAAATCTCCTCGTAAAGGATTTGTTGGTAAGCAAGCTGGTTACTTAAGACCTGATGGTTATACAACAATAAAAATAAATAAAAAGCATTGGATGGTTCATCATTTAGCGTGGCTATATGTATATGGAACGCTTCCAAAAATGATTGACCACATCAACGAAAATAAAAACGACAACAGAATAGAAAACTTAAGAGTATGCAATACGGCTCTTAATATGCAAAACAAAAGAAAAGCTCAAGCAAATAACAAGACGGGTTATCTTGGTGTTAATTACGCTAAAAACGTAAACAAATATAATGCGCAAATTTGTTTGAATGGAAAAAGCAAATCATTAGGCTATTTCAATACTGCTGAAGAAGCGCATCAAGCTTATTTACAAGCTAAACAAACATTACATATATTTGCACCAAAGGATAATCATCATGCCCTACACATTACAGCAACACAAATTGTTTGAGGCTGCGAGCCACTCTCCGTCTGTGGCAAAGCGTGTAGGCATCCCACAAGAGCAAGCATCTAAAATGGCTTCTGAAGGCATAAAGAAAGACCCAAAGAAGTTAGCTAAAGCTCTAATGACCAAGTAACAATCAATTTAATTTTATGAGGCGTAAGACCACTCTTATGTACATACATGACCACGAAAGCCCAAAACTCTAACACATTGAATAATAAAGAAAACGCTGGTATTTCCTATGGCGATAAGCGTAGAGCAGAACGACAAGAAGCGTTAAGAGAGTTCTTACAAGGTCAAAAGTACATAGAGGCTATTCACGCTACATTAGAAATGCCTATTAGTAACGATGAGTTACAAGCAATCAAATTCAAAACAGAAACAAGACTAAAGCTACTTAACAAAGTATTGCCTGACCTTAAAGCTATTGAGCAGACAGTCGATATGCACGCAGAGCATGAAGTCTACGCATGGCAAGAATAGAAATACCGTATAAGCCACGTGATGCGTTTCAACCACTACACCAAAGCAAAAAGCGATGGGCAGTAGTTGTAGCACACCGTAGAGCTGGTAAGACTGTAGCTTGCGTTAATCAGCTCATTAAAGAAGCTGTGATGACAAAGCGTAAAGACTTTAGAGGTGCATACATTGCCCCATTCTATAAACAGTCTAAAAGCGTGGCATGGGATTACTTCAAACAATTCACTAGAGTCATAAGCGGAATAGTCATCAATGAGTCAGAACTTCGTATTGACTTTAAGAACGGTGCAAGGATTCAGCTATTTGGTGCTGACAATGCCGATAGTCTGCGTGGCCTTTACTTTGATAGCATTATTTGTGATGAGTATGGCGATTGGAAATCTACTGTGTTTCAGTACGTTGTACGTCCTGCACTTGCTGACAGACAAGGTAAAGCAATTATCATTGGAACTCCAAAAGGGCGCAATCAGTTCTGGGAAGTCTTTGATAGAGCGAGTCATTCAGATGATTGGCTTGCGTTAAAGATAACTGTAGACGAATCGGGCATCTTACCTGCGTCAGAGGTTGCATCACTTAAACAAGAGCTATCAGAAGATGCTTGGCGGCAAGAGATGGAATGTGACTTTGATGCTGCATTGCCTGGCGCTATATGGGGTCGTGAATTATATCAAGCAGAGCAAGATGGTCGCATCACAGGTGTTGAGTATGATGAGTTTGCAGATGTGTATACTGCTTGGGACTTGGGTTACAGCGATGATACTGCTATATGGTTCTACCAAGTTATCCATGGAGAAGTGCATTTTATTGACTTCTATGCTGCTAGCGGTAAGTCTATTGAACATTATGCTGCTCAAGTCTTAAGTAAGCCTTACAGGTATAAGACGCACTTCCTACCACATGATGCAAGAGCAAAGACATTAGCTTCTGGTGGTAAATCAGTCATTGAAATGTTAGCCGAACACTTGAGCATAACTAAAATGGCAATCACTCCTAGCTTATCAATGCAAGATGGTATACAAGCCACTCGTATGATGATGCCTAGAGCATGGTTTGACAAAGAGCGTTGTCATGATGGCGTAGAAGCCCTCAAGCAATATCAACGTGAATGGGATGAGGATAAGAAAATGTTTAGGGATAAACCTAGACATGATTGGACCTCTCATGCGGCCGATTCCATGAGATACGCCTCGATTAACTGGAAAGAAGAAGTTAAACCAGTGGTGGAAGATAAACCAATTAGAGGCATTAGCGTTGGTCAGACTGATGTCACACTCAATGAGCTATGGGCTAGTCAGCCTAAACAAAAGCTTAAGAGGATTTAATATGAAATACGAAACTTTATTTCCGAATCTTACAGAGGAAGAAATGGCAGGAAAGATATTAGAGCGTGACCTTCAAATGTGGCATATCCGCATGACTGAACAAGTTGATGCAATGTTAGCAAAGCATGGTTCTCGTTTAAACAACTATGATGACGAAGGTTGGCAAGAGTTTAAGGATTATGCTGACCAAGTAAATATGCCTGGCATCTGTTACTTGACCGTCAAGAAAACTATTAGAAATACATTAAAAGGAATTTAATTATGTCAGGTATTGCAACTAACGTAGGTGGATATAAAGTTATTTCTGCTACAGGTAACGTAGCTCCTATTGGTTCAAAACTATTGGGTATCTTTGTATCTGCTGCTTCAAGCACACCTACAATCACTGTATATGATTCAGCAACTACAACAACTACAGACCCTGTGGTAACTGTATTCACTCCTACTGCTGGCACATTCTACACAATCCCTGCTGCTACAGAGAATGGCATCTATGTTGTTATTGGTGGCACAGTAAGCGCAACCGTATTCTTCGCTTAAGGATAACTCATGGCTAAAGTATCAGAGGTGACATCAGAGGTACAAGAGTACCTTGACATGTTTAGCCAATACGACAAAGAGTTTGCTAAATGGGAAGGTCGTGTTGAGAAGATTCTCAAGCGTTACCGTGATGACCGTACAACTACAACGGCTCAATCTCATTACAACATCTTGTGGGCTAACGTACAAACACTTAAAGCTGCTACTTTCAGCCGTATGCCTAAACCTGACGTATCACGTAGGTTCAAGGACAATGACCCTGTAGCTCGTGTAGCTGCTATGTTATTGGAACGTGCATTAGACTTTGAGATTACACATTCAGAGGACTTCCAACACTCATTGACTGCTTGCGTCTATGACCGCTTCTTGGGTGGTCGTGGCACAGTATGGATTCGTTACGAGCCTGTAATTGAATCACAACAGTTACAAGTATCAGAGGATTCAGAGGCTACCGAGTCTGAAGGTGAATACCTAGACATTGAACAAGCACCTGTTGATTACGTGCATTGGCGTGACTTTGGTCATAGCTATGGCCGTACATGGCCTGACGTAAACTGTGTATGGCGTAAAGTCTACATGGACCGTGATGCTTTGAAAGAGCGCTTTCCTGAAGACCAGTTCAACATGCTATGGAAACAGATTCCATTAGATGCGTCACCTGACGAACCTCGTACAAAGATGACAGAAGGCACAGTAAAACAAGCCCTCATCTATGAAGTATGGTGTCGTGATAAAAAGTGCGTATATTGGATTAGCAAGTCAATGGGTAAAATCCTTGACAAGCGTGATGACCCTCTACAATTAGAGGAGTTTTTCCCATGCCCAGAGCCTATTTACTCTACATTGACTAACGAGTCATTAGTTCCTGTACCTGACTTTACGCTATATCAAGACCAAGCTAACGAATTAGACACGCTTGCTGACCGTATTAAGGGTCTAGTGGACGCAATGAAAGTTCGTGGCTTCTATGACGCTGCAAATGCTGACCTAGGCCGTCTATTTACTGAAGGTGATAACAATACGCTTATCCCTGTTAAGAACTACGCTGCGTTCGCTGAAAAAGGTGGCATTGGTGGTTCAGTTCAGTTCGTAGACTTACAACCTATTGCTGCTGCACTTAACATGGCTTATCAAGCAATGGGTCAAGTTAAGCAACAAATTTACGATATTACAGGCATCTCTGACATTATTCGTGGCGCATCTGTAGCTTCTGAAACAGCTACTGCTCAACAGATTAAAGGTCAGTACGCTACACTACGTTTAAAGACATACCAAGACGAAGTAGCACGCTTTGCATCACAAATCTTGCGTATTAAAGCGCAAATTATCTGCCAACACTTCCAACCTGAAACCATTATGAAAATTGGTGGCGCAGAGTTGTTGAGTGACACAGACAAACAGCTAGTGCCACAAGCAATTGCATTGTTAAAAGACAATCCTATGCGTACATTCCGTGTAGAGGTTACTACTGACTCTATGCTATACGCTGATGAGCAACAAGAGAAGG